CCAGAAGAAGAACTTGAAGAAGAACTTGAAGAAGAACTAGGAGATAATCCTCCAGATGAAGATGAAGATGAAGAAGCAACTAAACCACTTCCAGGAGCAGTGTAGTTTGGATCTCCCATATACTTTTTGAACTTTGCTTCTCTATCAGCAAGTCCATTATATCCACCATTGATATTTTTCGTTACAGTTCTTACATCACCTTGTCTTGCTGCTTCACGATTAACCCTCTCATTCCAATACCCAACAGCAACTGCTGCAGCAATGTCAGGTCTCTTTGCTAATTCTGGCTGACCCTCTAGATCAACTCCAAGTTTTTTCCCGTAGTGTCTATAATTTGCACGCCCAGTCAGTTGAATATATCCACGTCCTTTGTATCTTACGCCATCTCCAGGTTGAGTATTTCCAAGATCAGATCTTCCTTCATAATTTGATCCGTCATGAATTTCTTCATCGTATTTAAAATTACCACTTTCATGTGCCATCTGAGCAAGGAACATTGCTCTCTCAGTTTGATCGGTATATCCTGCTTTATCCATCGCAGATTTCAGAGAAGACTCGTTGAATCCTCCTCCACTAGATGTAGACTTACTAGAATCATCTTTTTTCTTTTCTTTGGGTTTAGTTATACCTTGCTGATTAAAGAAATTTGCTATACTAGAGAAGAATCCTCCTGATGATTCTGGCTTCTTTTTATTTCTACCACCAGGTTCTTCTTTTGCAGACCCACCAGAGGAAGCATAGAGTGTTCCATTAGATCTCTTGGGTTTATTAGTTCCTCCACCCAAAGAGTTCAATGATTCCATAAAATCAGTACCAAAGGTATCAACAGCACCTTTGCTCATCACAAACTCACCAGGAGTTAGCATTGCAGGAATAGTATCTGTTCCCATTGGTGCCATTCCACCACCAGATAATCCTATGCCGCGTTGGAGAATTGATTCTTGCATCAACTGCGAACCACCGGGTGTCTGACCTTCTTCTCTTGTCTCCGTTGGTGTCACAACAGAAGCATCGTCTGCTGCATCTAATTCTGCTCTTCTGTTTTCATTCTGCTGTGAGGCAATGAATGCCCCACCACCAGCAAGTAATGCACCTGCAGCAAGAGGATTTTTTATTGCAAATTTAGCAGCAGCAACTAAAAGTTTACCCGTATACTTTATTGCTAAACCTAGAATAGTTCTAATTAATCCACCAAATGATGTTCCAAATAAAACAAATGCAGTGACAAGTGCTGGCCAAGTTTTTTCTAATAAGAATCCAAGTGCTTCAAGTTTTTTCTGATTCTTTTCATCGGTCATCCAATCAATAAGTTTGACAAGAAATCTTCCAATCAAAATTTTAGTAAAGAAATCAATCATTCTATCAAGGATACTCTTGACAGGTGCAAAAACTTTCTTAGTTTGCTTTGCTAATCCCTTGAATACAGAACCTTCTAACTTTTCTTCTTTTGCTTTTCTCTTCTTCCTCTCTTCCGATTTTTTAGAATCTGATGCTTCCTTCTTCTTTAAATCTTCTTCCTTCTTTAAGGTCTCTCTGATAGAGTCAATACCTTTTAAGATTTCATCTAGGTTTTGTTCAGTCTCTACAGACGAACCAGACCTCATATCATCTGCTGAAATAGTTTTGTTTCTTACTACAAGTGCTCCACCACCAGAACCTATACTTTTAGGTCCACTAGAACGTCCTACACTTTGTACTTTCTTCGTAGATAATACCTTATCAACAAAGGTTTTAAATTTTATCTTACCTTTTCTATATGCTTTAACACCTTCTTTTCTTTCTTGAGGTGAGAGATTATCTCCCTGGATTCTTCCTTCATTCAAAAGTTCATCATAATATTTGTCATACTTATCTCCACCCAAAAACTTTGCAGGCACAATTTTGCCACCTGTGGAATTTCCTTCCTCTCTTATAGATTTCAGAAGCTCATCAAGGTCCATTTGCTGCCTGCTGTTTTAACTTTTCTTCCTCAAGATGTTGTTGTAAGAGAGCAACATAGATATCTCTCTCCCACGGCATCATATTTTCAATCTCTGTTAATGAGTATTTATGATACTGCATCAAGGCAAAGTTAAGTCGGTAATAGCTCTCTAGGTTCATGTGAACCAGAGCTATGCGAAAAAACTTGCAAGACCCTCAAGTACAATTTCATTTTCTTTCTTTGTTTTTGGATTCTTAACCTTAATTGTATGCGACAACTTAGGCATAGTTTCAAAGAAAGATTCAATCTCTTTAAACTGAGATGAATTCATTTGCTCTAAGAACTCAGTCATCTCTTTCTTGGTACAGTCTGCTGCTGCCCAAACTTCATCCTCAGAATAAATCTTATCCACACAAGAAGCAATCAATTCAAACGATTGATCCATTGCATTCTTGTCATTCAAGTCAAAGTTATTTTTAACAAACTGTTCAAGTGATGGATACTTCATCTCCATCATAATAGAATCATCAAGTTTAATTTGTCTCTTGTGTTCATCATTCTTTTTGACTTTGATTTCATCAAGGTCAATCTTTACTTCAACTTCAGTCTCCCCATCATCAGGACAAATAATATTAACATCCAAAACTTCACCAACAGACTTACCACGAATGTTGAGGAAGAGGTATTCAATGTCAAACGTAGGAAGAGTTTCTACTTTAACACCTTTGGTTAAAATACAATTCTTAATTACGTTTTTGATTGCTGTAGTAATCTGTTTAGTATCCTCACTTTCCAATGCAAGAACAAGAAGTTTTTCTTCTTTAACTAAGAAGGGTCTGAATTTGATTGTCTCCTCAGTAGAGGGTAATTCCAACTCATATGTCGGTGTAGCAATCTTTGGTAAAGGCATAATGTCCTATAGAAGTTTCAGTATGGTTATTTATGAGTCAATCAGAAAACCTTAGATTCTGTTGCAAATTGTCCGCCAAGGGAAACAGCTGCTGCTGTAACCCCTCTTGCCCGTGCTTCAGCACTGATAGAGGCATTAGTTTCATTGTAGACTCGTCTTGCCTCAGCAAGATCAGAACTTGGAATACCTGCGTTAATGGCTTGATTAAGGTTAAAAATACCTCTTGGCATTGAACTTGAAGATGGACCAGTTTGAACATATCTAATATATGACATAGAAACACTACACTTCAGTAGATTGTTTCCATCATAACTGACAGGCATAGAAGAAATACTCAATGGGAATGATCTGAAAAATTCATAAGTTAGAACAGAAGTATAATCTCTTTCAAACTTATAAATTTTTAATCCTTGATCAGCAATATAATCATTTGGATATTTCGCTCTGTATGCTGTTGATTTACCTCTTACTTTCTGAGGATCTTCGTTGACAATAGATCTCATCCAGGTTTCAAAAAATCTGATAGGAAGATATTGTTCCGCATCAACATAGAAAGTAAAATCTATTCTATCATCAAACTGTCTTCTATATGCATGTTTCTCAGTAACACCTGTAGTGTCATTTGTTATATCAAGAGTTGCTAATTGAGATCCAGGCAGACTAGTTTCACTACACATCAGATTCATAGTTTCTTGATTTGCACCAAGAACTTGTTGCAATTCAGATCGCAGAATTCCATTTGTTGCCAATGGTGGTGCATTTGGTAATGGAATCTCTACAGCAAAATAAGATGATAGAGATGGTCTTATAATACTGCTTTTAATATCATCAAATTTTTTTCTTTTTACTGATCCTGTTTCGGTTGCCATCTATAAATAGTTTTTGACCTTATATATTATGTATGGCCGAAAGTATTAAAAGTAAATACAAACCATCGTTTCCCAGAAAGTATAAGGGCAATCCAAATAATATTATTTGTCGTAGTAGTTGGGAAAGAAAGTTCTGTAGATATTGTGATCTAAACGAAAATGTTCTTGAGTGGGGTAGTGAAGAATTCTTTATACCTTATGTCTCACCAGTAGATAATAGAGTGCATAGATACTTCCCAGACTTTATTATGAAGGTAAGAGAAACAAATGGTTCTACCAAGACATATGTGGTTGAAGTGAAACCAAAGAGACAGACTCAACCACCAAAAAAGAAATCAAGAGTTACTAAATCATATCTGTATGAGTGTAAAACTTATGCAGTCAATCAAGCAAAGTGGAAAGCAGCAGTTGAATTT